CTGGCGATACAGGAACTTGCGAAGCAGCAGTAACGCTAGTATTCCAGTAGGATCTTAATGGTACGCAATAGGAAAGGGCTAGCGCCTTGGTCTCTTGCAAGAGAGGCGGGCATTGAGTCCGCAACGGTAGACGGTACGATTGAAGTTCCCCAATATGTACAACCCACGTTAAGCACTGGCTTTGTAGACGAAAAGGGAGACTGGAAAGGGGAGAAAAGCAGCGATAAAGTTTTTATCGCTATAGAACCTCATTTAGCGATCGCAAACGGTGGAACAATATTAGCGCCTACAGCTGCCAATCAAGATGGTACATGGTCTTTAGATATGACGGGTTACACTGATATTCAAATAGCAATTAAACCCACTAATGGCGGGAACTATGCTATAACAGCAGTTATGGGGCCTGATACACTTAGTTATGCAAACTTAAACCCCGTTAATGCCGCATCAACGCTAAGATTTGCGCCTAATTCAGAAAGGGGCGCAGATATGGCGAATATAATTGTAGATAGCGCAGAGGCATTAACCGCTGACGTATGGAATATATTTATGATTCAAGGCAGGGCAAGTGATTAAAAGCTATTACAATTTAAGATCGTTAACAATAGCGGCGGAGAGTCTGACATTGAAACCGCGTTTATGAGATTAGTATAATGCCCACAAAGAGAGAACGTGAATATTATGCCATGGGTTATCGTGATGGTATTAAAGGGCATATGCAACGAAAAACGCCCGATGAATTAAGACCATCTTCAGGATATACGTGGGGCGGTACTGACATTGAGGGCCAATTTGAGGATTGGCGTTTACCTGTCAAACGTAAACCTAAGCGTAAACTATCAGCTTGGAATAAATTCGTTAAGGCTAACAGTAAGAAACCAAGATTTAGATTAAGATCGGGTTCACCTAATCTAAAGAAGCTAGGGGTTGCGTTCAGGAAAACTCCCGCGGGCAAAAAGAAGAGGCGATAATGCCGTACGTTCTGATTCCTGACGATGTTATCCTAAAGAAGGTGACCGCTGCACAAAAAGACGCTGTAGATGAATATTTAGGGCGTGAAAGGCGGAGCGGTTATTTTGAAAACCTTTTTAGAAATCCCACAACACCGCCAATAATAGCGGGCGTTGCTTTTTTGGCTTCAGCTCCAACTCTTTTAAGACTTATATTTGAGGCATTAGAAAAGAATGGAAACGGAAACGGTTTTAAGGCACCCACTAAAGTTGAATATGCAACTTTCACAAAAGATTTTACCGAGGGTTTTCTTGACTTTATAGGAGCGGGCAAGGAATTCGGACTTAATCCCTTTGAAGGTGAAGCTAAAGACTTTTGGAGTAAGTACGTGAGAAAATGAATATCGGTGCATTAATTGTATTGTTAAAGCTTTTCGAGGGCGCAGGTCTCACCAAGATTAGTCGCCCTCCTTCCGATCCTACTAAACCCGCGCGCCCTAATTGTGGCGTTGGTAAACAAGCAATCTGGAATGAATCATTAAGAAAGTGGGCTTGCGTAGTCGAGTTTGATTAAATAAACATGATTATAACAGCCGTGGAATTAATAGGACTTGCCGTTTTCTGGACTATATTTTATTTCTTCTTATCTCATTACATCGCAAGCCTTAGCCGTGATGCTTGGGTGGAATATATCCGCGGGCCTGAGTCTGACGAAATGTTGTTAGAGGCTTTAGATCCTATCGTAAATGAAATTGACGATCGGATGCATGAAAAACTGGAAGCGTTTCAGTCTTCTTTTTTTGGTTCTCTTGGTGCGGCAAGTGCTAAGTTAGACCAGTCAACAGGCCAAGCAACCATCAAAGCGGTGACAAGAGATAACCCAATACTCGGCTTTGTGGCCGAATACCTTATGAAAAGGGGCAATTTAGGGGACTTAGTGGGCCAAAACACCCCCGAAGGGGGGGGTAAACAGCCCCAAAAGAGTACTAAGTTAGGGTTAAAGTAGTATAGTATAGTATAGTATTGTATATACTAATAATAATAGGTATGGCGGACTCCATTTTCAATAAAATATATACTTTTTGTGTTTTGGGAAGTCCCTTATCTTTTATTTTCCGTATATACCGTATATATTAAATAGGGGTTTCTTCTTGTTATTGTATGGTGAGACCTTTGGATTTGAAACAAATAACGCATTATACGATGACTTGGAATTGTAAATGTAATGAGAGAACGGACGTTAGTAAAAAACAGGCAGTGATAGAATGCAATCACATGCCAGTAAAGACTTTGGAATATACTGAGCTAGTAGCAGCAGATCAAGTGAACAGTTTTGATATGTTGTTTGAACCGAAACTCGGTACAATAAGTAACATATTCGATGAGGATGACGAATGAACTTTAAATCAAGATGTGAAGAAAACGGGCATCTTTTTAAAGAAGCGAGATATATTTTTGGAAAAAAGATACCTCATTCTTTGTACTGTATGGTATGTGGTGAAGCAGCGAGGATTAATGATTTGTGAATGTGGTTTAGATCTATCGATTAAAATGACGGGTCAACGATTACGGAAGTATCTCCATGATCAAGGAAAGTGTCCTGAATGTGGGGTTGAGTTTTAATGGGCGGGATTAGTTCAGGCAGAAACCCACATTGGGGCGGCGGACTTAAGCAAGTTGCGTTAAAATTTCCCACTAAGAATGATTACTTTCTATTAGCAAAGCGGATCTGCTATTACAAAGAGATCTCTTTTAGCGAATGGGTGCGGGAATTGGTAAGAAAAGAAGTCCAGCAGTTTAAATATACTAAAATGTGGCCTTGTGATTGTACCGATTCAAGAGGAAAAGTTCAAATTAATTTCAAAAGAAAGCATTATTGTAATGACTGCGGACAGTATCAGACCAAGCATCACGAAAGTTTATATAACAAATCCTAAATGTTAGCGTTCGGGAGCCTTCCACGGCCTCCCCACTCTGGAGTAAACATGGTAGCAAGACGAAAACCAAGAAGGGCGCGAAGAAAGCGTTCCTTTAGCATTAATCTATTAGAGACTGGCGCGGGCTTAGCATTTTTGGATGCGGCTAACGCAGGTACTGCAGCGCAGTCGATGATTAAGGGAGATATTCAGGGAGGACTTAACACCCTGAGCGCAGCATTTAAAGCGAACAAACAACAATTTATTAAGATTGGAGTTGGAACGCTAGCAGCAAAGTTGGTTCTATCCAGTATGGGTGGTTCAAAGGTATTGGGAAGCGTAGGCCCGTTAAAACTACGTGCATAAGGAGAAATAAAAACGATGGCATTCTATAGAACAAGGGAAGGACAAGTGACGGCAGCAGATTCGATGACGAATTTGGGGGGATTGTATGGGCAATCGACAACGGCAAGCGTGCAAGTGCCTAGCGGCTCGAGCGCGATCGTAGGAATAATAGCAAGTGTAGCAACAGATAGCGCAAGCAATGGTGTGACGACCTTTAGTTGTCAGATTTCGGGCGACGGTTTAAGTTCGGGACAGGAAACACTCTGTATAGGTGGCGCAGGTGTAGACGGTACAACTGTTTCCAATGGGGCAACGGTTATGCCGTTCTCTCAGGACGTTAACATTCCAGTTGTTGCAAGCAATCAGGTTAGCATCGCAGTGGCGATGTCTGGCGATACAGGAACTTGCGAAGCAGCAGTAACGCTAGTATTCCAGTAGGATCTTAATGGTACGCAATAGGAAAGGGCTAGCGCCTTGGTCTCTTGCAAGAGAGGCGGGCATTGAGTCCGCAACGGTAGACGGTACGATTGAA